TAAAAGTCGCCATTGGTTAATCTCCTAAACGGCAGTTTCAACGTCATTTTCTTTGGTGCGATATTGCACCGATATTGTGAACCGACCAACGGCCACCGGCTGTTCACCGTCACCCGAAAAATCAGCTTCAAACGCAACAACCTGTGCATCTTTTGCCAGATTGTTCAGCGTTACATCAGCGGCAATGGCTTCTTCAACCTCAACCGCAATAGTATCAAGCGAATTATCGTAATTCGCTGTGCCAGAAACGTATGCTTCAATAGCAACGTCCAAAACCCTATTAACAGAACGCGCCAAAGTGATTGTATCAAATTCGGTGGCTTCGCTCTTGGTAAAAATGCAAAGTGCCGGAAGCTTTGTCTGTTCCAGCGGAAATATACGGCTGCGAAATACGTTGCTGCCGGTAGTGGTCAATCCCGTTAATGTGGTCACGATCTGGTCGCGGATTTGCTGCCGAACGTGCGTCATCTATTGTTTCTCCAGAACCAGCGTGGTCATACCAGTGCCGTCATCCTGCACAATCCGCATTGTGTAGGCCACCGCATTGATCGTGATAGTGTCGCCTTCAGCGGCGGTTGATACGTCTGCGGTGCGGCAAACAAAGCGTGGCTGTTGTAATGCAAAGCCAACGCCCCCACCAGCGTCAACTTCAACGAAATCGTTGTCAAAGATGCCATTGATAGTGCCGCCCGAATAGGTTGCTGCAACCCCAAAATCATCAACGCCAATGAAGATGGCGCGGTCATCTGCGGTTTCGACAGCCATTAGTCGGCATCCACTTCAGCGGCTTTTGGCTTTTTAGCTGACCATAACTTTGCATAGCCGCGATCAATTAACTTGTTCGCCTCACCTTCGCGAACATCGTGATCTTCACCGGCAAGCATAATGCCGACTGATCCCGCTTGGCAGTCTTTGATAGCTGTGATTTTAATCAATCTATTTGGCATTTTTCTTTGTGTTCCGCTTTACTAGGCTTGCCGCTGATTTCTTTGTTAGGCCGATTGCCCGATCAGTGATGCCAACTTTATCTTCAACCACTTCGACTTTGCCAGTATTGACCAAATCGAAACCAATGTTTTCTGGCAATTCAACAATGTCGCCAATAACGTGCGCCTTGCCTTGGATTAGAATATTGCGTTTGCATTTGATTTTCATATTACGCCCCTATGGGAAAAGCAGGGCGACCGGAGCCGCCCCGCTAGTTATTTAGGCATCAATGTCAAGGCACGCAGCAAATGACTGTGCGTGACGAACAGCAATGTCGAGTTCTTGCATAACGCGGATGCGAACCGCGCCTGTTGAACCGGCTGTGTAAGGGTCGATCAAGATGTCTGGTGTGCTGAAGAAGCCCATCATTAGCTGGCTAAAGTCACCATAGATCATTGCAGAAAGTGCAGTTCCAGTGCCTTTGGTCAGGTCAGATGGTACGTTGTTGGTGATCGCAAGGTCGTAACCATAAAGGCTATTCCAAGGCGAATCCAGCAACATTACGCTGTCAGTTGACGCAACCTTTGCAGTTGAAGCCATCAGTGACTTCACCTTTGGGTTGGTCAAATAGGCAAGGGTGTTGCCGTTGATCGCAGCATTGTCAACTTCAACTTCTTTAACCAAGTTAACGATGTCATCCCAAGCAATTGCGCCACCGTTTGTTCCGATAGCAACTGAACCAATGCCAGTTGTGCCGGTGATGCCGGTTGGCTCATTAGAGCCGCCGCCTTCGATAGCAACATCTTCAACCTTTTGAGCAATTGCGTTCAACAGGTCATCGCGAATGATTTGCTCGACAGATGGATCAGACTGGATCATCAGCAAACGGCTGATATCTGTGAATGCACCCAATGACTTTGGTGACATTGTGATCTGCGAGAAAACAGCATTCACTTCAGATGTTGCGCCATTCTCAGCAACGAAACCGGCTGAAACGCCAGTTGCAAGCTTTGGAATAGCAACGTCACCTTTAAGGCCAGTCATAAAGCGTGCGCCAAGCTCATTGAACACCAAGCGTGAACGCAGGGCATCAACAAACTGATCACCAAGATGATCTGTGCCGACCAAGTGACCACCGGCTGTAGCTGTGCCGACAGTCAGGTCACGCTTGCCGCCCCAAAAGCTGTCTGGTGCGTAGAAGCCGCGTGCTTCGCGACCATTATTCTTTGCAATCTGCTCAGAAACTTCACGCTCAAGACCCTGCAAGCCAGAACCATTTACCAAGCCGCGAACAGCTTTGATGAATGAATATGACCGCTGCTCTTTTTCTGACATATCAACCGCACCGGCTGACTGCTCAAGTGGCTTGCCTTCGCCGATTGCGTCAAGCAATGTTGCGCGGAATTGTGCAACAGACTGACCAGCACCAATGGCTTGATCGGCTAGGTCACGGCGGTTGTGTTTAACAGCAAGATTGATGATCTCGCTGGCATTCTTTTGAAAATCACGCTTTGCAGCTTCGGCTGCGGCTTCGCGAATTTCCTCGTGATTTACTTCGGTCATCTTGACCTCCTTTTGTTTAATCACTGGTTCGACAAATTCAGCTTTGCGGTTCACGCCGACACCAGCGTCAGCGGGAACAGATACAATGCTGGCTTCATACGGAACCCAAGATGAAATCGCGACTGTCCCATCACGTTCATTCTTTTGCTCCATTTCGCGGATTTGATAGCCGATGCTGACGTTGCTTCGTATCCCATCCTTGACATCTTGATACACCTCTTGAGCCAGTGCGCTTTTTCCAAAGCGAACCACCGACCGCAACTTGCGATCAGCTTGATCCAAGTAGGTACGTTCAATAACGCCAATCTGCTTTGTCAGGTCGTGATCTAGCAATAGTGGCGCGTGGCCGCTGTTCAGTCGTGACAAATCTGCTGCGCCGTCATTGTGGCGCAAAACTTCTAAACCGAAAGAACGCTCAACGGGTTCTTCGCTTGAAATCGACATTCTGACACGGCGGTCATCTTCTTCGACCATATCCGCTGCGCGTGCGCGAAACACCAGTTCGCCGCGATCAAGCCGATCTTCATCTTTGTAACCGGCAGTTTCAACAACCGGCGGTGTCGCATCTGACTTGCCAAACGTGATTGTCACGGTTTCGTCAGTCTCGACAATATCTTGAATATGTCTGTCCATTGTCTTTACCTCGCTTGTGCTAAGATACCGCAGATCGTTGATCTTGGTCAATGTGCTAAACTTATGACCCACAAGGCGATCTGTGCCTTCATAGCCTTCATCAGTGCTTTGATATATGCGGATCAACGCGGCTGGGTCGTCTGGTGTGCCAGTGATTGTGAAATCGCTGTCTGGCACGTTGATTGATCCATCGCGTTCAATGCGTTCGATTTCGCCCCGCGCTGTGCCGCCGGATGATCCCCACGATACAAAGTCGCCAATTGAAAGCGCATCTGGTGCAGCGCGTTCACCTTCGTCAATTCTATCCAAAGCCATATCTTTTGCCCTTGCCCAAGTTTGTCCTGCATCACCGCCCCACGCTGCCCAAGCAACGCGGCCTTTTGACGGATAGCCTTCTTCACCGGCACTAAAACCTTCAGCTTGCTTGTCAACTTCGTGCCGACTAAAAAAGCTGTGCATCCGGCGCACTATGTCGGCAGACAATTCTTGCCGATTAACCAATTGATTTGCACGCGCAACCGCAACCGCTGTGCCACCTTGCTCACCTTCTTCGCGCCATTTCTTGAATTTACGCGCTTCGGCAGCCATCCCTTCGGTCGGCTTCAAGTTGATTTCAACGCCTTTATAGGTCGCCATCTTCTTGCCCCGCATCTATTGATGGTTGCGCCGGTAACTTAGTGCCGAACGGCTGGAAAGCGGTGTCGATGCCGTAACGATCAGCAAGTTCGCTTTCGCGATTGATCTGTTCAAAGATTTCTTCAGTATCGCGGCCATATTGAGAATGCACATCCTGCAAGCTGACGATGCCGTTATTCAGTGCGGTGACACTGGCTTGGATTTCTTTCTGCGGGTCGACCCACGCAAATCCGCGTGGCCGATAGATAACTTGATCAGCAAACAGGTCGTATTTCCCCATCGGTAAGCTGACGCGGCCAACAGTGATAGCCATTTCCAACCAAGCCCTATAGATCGGATCAATAAACTGGTCGATCATAAATTGCTGCACCATCTTGAAATGGTCGCGATCTTCGATTGTGCCTTGCCGGATTGATGAATAGCTAACGCCTTCAAGATTGTTGGCAAGCGATACATATGAAACGCCAAGACCGGACGCGATCCCGCGCAATATACCCTTTTCAAATTCTGCAAAGCTGTCAGTCGGATTTTGCGGGTCAAAGGCTGTGAATGACATTCCAGCCGGTAACTGTGTGAACGTGGCTGGTTCTGCCGACATTATCGGCGCGTTGTTATCATAATCGTCACCAACAAAGCCGTCACCTTCGGGGCTTGTAAAGAAACCCATCTTTGACGCAGCAACCCGCGCATTGACCAGCGTGGCTTCTTCGTAACCGTCCAGCATCTTTAGGCGGGTCAGCACGTTGCTCATCCACGGCACGCCACGGGTCTGCCCTGCGCGGTCTTGCAAATAGCAATGAATGATCTCACTGGCTGGCACGATCTTGTGATGCCGTTTTGTCTTGCTGCCATAACCTTGATCGTGATGCGGGTGATCTTCAAATAGATAATAATTCAACGGCTTGCCGGTGCGCTTGTCTAATTCGACACCCATCCGCACTTCGTTGCCGTTGCTCAACCGCGTGTCATAGCCTTCATCAAGATAATCAGCTTCAAGAAACTTCAGCGAAAAGCCAAATGGGTTTCCGGCTGGGTTCTTGATCTTTTGGATTAGCACTTCGCCATCACGCGCAAGCGTTTCCATAAACAACCGCTGCGCTTGCACCCACGATACGCGGCCATCAACAGTGCAGAAACCAGCCCGACCCCACGCTTGCCAAGCCTGTTCGATGATCCGATTGCCCACGCTGTCTAGTGAATTGTCGTCATTCCGCTTGCGAACTTGTATCCGCACGCCGTTTGCGCCGACTACATTTGTTGACATAATCTGCAAATAACGCTTTGCATATGGGTGGTTGCGGCTGATTTCGCGGCAACGATCCCGCAAAACGCGCAGTGATGGCTTGATTTCGCTATCTGCCGAACGGCTGCTTGATACAAAATCGCTGAATAGCCGACCAGTGTCAGCCCCGTGAAACGCCCTTGCCATCTTTCGCGGCTGGGGCTTTGCTTTGAAAAAGTCAAAGATGCCCATTGTTAAAACCTCACCAAGATGGTTGCGCCAGTGTTGTCGCCTTGTCTGGCGCGTTCTTTCTGCAATTCTTTTGCATATTCTTTGCGGTAATAATCACGCGCACTGTTTAAATCTTCAAAAGACATTTTTGTCAATGACCGCCCGTTGATGCTATAGCTAGCAACATCAGCATCCGCTTTGCCTTGCAAGACGCTTTCGATCTTGTCGATCATTATTTGTGCGTGACTGCGCGGGTCAACATTGTCATCCAGATCAAAGTCAATATCCAGCGTGCCGGTGTCGATGATGATCCGGTTGCTGGTCGCTGTTTCTGTGATCTCTAGCTGCCAGTGATAGTGGCCTTGAGTAAATGACGCGCTGTCGGTGCTGGCGATTGAAAAAAGGTAATATGTGCTGGCTTCGGTTGCAGCAACCTTGATTTCGCTGCTAGTGCCGTGCGCCAGACGCGCAACCCATTCTGCGCTGTGCGTGGCAACAGGATAGTCGCCAACAATATCTTCACGTTTCCATTGAACAAAATCACCTATCGCAAAGTGCGTTGGCTCTGTTGTCGGTGCATTATCTGTATTGAAAAGGTTTGCCATCAGTTACCGCCAGCTATTAACAAAGCCGCCTTGCCGTGGTCGGCGGGCAAGTGGATTGGGCTGTTGCGGCTGCGGTTGTGTTTCTGGTTCCGGCGCATTAACTACCCTATCGGCAACAGCGTTAATATTCAGCGACAAGATGCAAAGTGCCGCATAAGCGTAGACCCTGCAATCAAGTGCTTCATTCCTTGTGCGCGTCTTGACAAAATCCCTGCGCGGAAAGCCTTTTTGGTATTTAGTGACAATTTTCTCACTATTAGCAAGTTGCTGATAATACTCATCTGACCGTCCGGCTGGGAAGTGGCAAAACCCTGCACCCTCCGATTGTACCTTTAATCTTGAGAAAATCAATTCCTTGATCGGAAAAGTGCCAATTGCAAA